ACGGTCTTACCAGCATTCAAAGCTTTTTTGCTTGCAGCTGCCTTGTCTACCTTAGGTATAATGCTCTCTGGCGCACCTCTGGACGAATCTGCGCCTGACCAGTCTCCGACCTTACTCATCTGAGTCGCAGTGTTTCCTACTGGCTCAACTGTTACGGACCTCTGCTTATCGCTAGGCCCTATAGGTCTTTCGCTCTTGCGTACTCTTGGAGTCCCTTGCATGCCCTTCTTAACGGCACGGCGCAAATCTTCTCGGGCTGTTGGTGTGCCCGTTACTCCTACTGCCTCACTGTTCTCCATGTTTCGGATAGTGAGAGCTGCTCGTTTAGTAGGAGTGGCAGTGTTTCCAATAATGACCTTCTTAGGGTCCTTCCCCTTAGCTCGGAAGGGGCTAGGGTCTGTAGTAATGTGCAATAGCTCTTCACCAGCAGAAAATTTAAGCGGGTTACCATTGACACTGTGAGTAACGCTCGTGTCCATTGACTTGGGAGAAAGTTCACCCAAGTGTTTCATGGCAGTGTTTATACCCTTACCTGCATCTTGGAGGTGTCCCCAAGCTTCAGATGTTGCTGAGGTCTTCTTAAGACGAGCTTGACCTAAGTCTCCTGAAGCGGTGTTCAGACTGTCTGCGGCTGAATTTAAGGATGGGTGCTGTCCTCTGGAGGACAAATCTCTATGTAATACGCTTAAGTTTTGGTGTAATACACTAGCGATGTCTAATGCGCTGTTCATTCCCACGGTTCTCTTACCTAAAACTGCGTCAGCGGACTTCAGCTGCACGTGCAGAGGAGTGTCGGGCAGCTTTGGGCGGCGATTGCCTGATGAGGACGGCTTTACGATGCCAGACTCGTCTAAGAGATTGCTTGGAACGTTAACGGGGTTATATCCGCCGCCAGCTCCTGTTGAACCCTGACCAAATTCAGTATTTCTAGCCATTATCTACCCTTAAATATCTTGCAAGCCATTGCGTGAAGAGCCTGAATAGCTCCCAACTCCACCTGAATACCAAGAAACTCGCGGCTCAGTATACACTCTGTCCACTGTCACCACATCGTCAATTCCTGGCTGGAAGCGGACCCCAAAACCAAAACGGTCTGGGAATAATCTAATCTGGGGAAGAGGAGGGCGAACCAGTTTTTGCAGCATGGCTGCGGGCATGGTTGCGGCAAGAAGTGCCTGCTGGGTTAAACGCTGTTCGTTAGATGCCCACGGGCCAGTATACGTCCATCTAGGCTGTACTACATCACTAGGCTCTCCACTACGCCAAGGCTTAGTGTGGTCATACACGCCATCAATTTGTTGCCCTGCTGGGACGTTAAAACCTGACATACTACTTCCAGACTGGCTTTAGATAGGCCATTTGGTCAGCTCTGCGTATGTTTATAGTTCCTGGACTATCCGACCTCATGTTTGACTTTCCGTCATTTACAAGGTGCGGTGCAGGAGTTAGATGCCACATAGGAGCAATGCGAGGAACACGATACACCTTGGCTTCTGCATCATACTTAGCAGTCATCTGTCGTTTAATACCCATGTCAGCGTTGAATGAGGGCGACCAGAAGTAGGAATCGGCTCCGATTCGCTCACCTTTGTGGACTCCACGCTGATACGCCTTTTGATTTACACGGTTCTTGATGCTATCCAACAGGCGGTCATCACGACGCGAGCGGATAGTGCCGAGGTACCCATCTGGATATTCGGCGGACGGTACCCTACCTGTTCCGATACGGATAGCATCAAGGTCTCCGCGGGCTACTGGTGTTCCAGAACCGCCTTGGTTGTTATACCCATGAAACCCACCAGCGCCCATAGACTGCCAGTTTTGGCTGGGTGCAAAAGAGTTATAATCTCCTGGCATTAGTTACCTCCAGGATTGGATGGGTTAGCAGTACTGCTGTCACCAGCGCCATAAACGCTTCCACGGGTGCTCTTACTGTAAGACTGAATCTTTCCTGGAGCAAGCTCACCTGTTTTGAATACGAATGAGCCAGATTGCTGGGTTTCTTTCTGGAAACCAGTCATCTGATGTGCTTGGGGAATGCCTGCAGAACCTGAGTTCTGCTTAAAGTCGTCAAAGTTAGGCCCAGACATAGAGCCTGTACGCATTTGTGCGTAGGAGTTGCTTCGGTTACCGTTCATAACGGCTACCTCCTAGTACTGGTCGTTGACAGCGTCCATAAAGTTTGGGTTCTGGCGGCCCTGAACTGAAGGAATGGTCCTAGCGTTTGCCATAGTTGGGCCTGCAGTTGGGTCAACAGTAGGGGTGTAAGGAACTGACACTCGGTAAGAAGCGCCAAGGCGTTCTTGAGGAATGTTGGTTCTATTAGCCTTACCGCCTGCGGTTGGGTCCATTGACTGAGTGCTCTTCTTTGGAACCATGGTGCCTCTTTTAGCCATGTCCTGTACTGGTGACATTGCTTCGTCTGCTCCATCCATCATGTTATCTCCTACTGAAACTCGGGGGCTATTCTGATTGGTAGCCATTTGATAGTGCTCTTCTGAAGTTGCGTGGGTTCTACCTGCTGTAGGGCCAGCTGCTTCAAGGTGGTTAGAGGGAGCCCCCATGCGGCGGCGCATTGCGTGTCCCATGTCAGTCCATTTAGCCATGACGACTCCTTAAATAAAGTGTAATACCAGAATACGGCGTATTTAGCTTGCTGTAACGGTAAAGACTATTGCGCTTATTTCGCCATCTCTGGAGTCAATAGTTGTAAATCCTGGTTTGCAGGTTAGGTCAAGACCACGTGGTGCGGCATAGCCTCTTGCAATAGCAATGGCTTTAACGGCTTGGTTTACAGCGCCTGCGCCTACTGCGCGTATCTTTACTTGCCTAGTGTCGTAGCAAGCGTGGGCAATTGCTGACGCTACGGACTGGGGGTTTGACCCTGCAGAGACTCTTAGGAAGGGTTCTTCGGTTTTTGGTAGAACTACATTCTCGGGTGTTTCACTCAATTTATGCGCCTTTGTTGTCGATTTAGTGTGCCTGCCTCAACAACAATGATGACATTAAACTTACTGAGAGTCTCGGTAATCTCCGTTTATAATCTTCTCTAATACTTCTTCTTCAACCTTGTTAATACTTATGCCAGCAGCGATTCTGGCAAGGGCGTAAGAGTCTGCGGCGTTGTCATCATTGAACTCAATGCCCCATCTCTTATAGATTTGCATTAGCATCTCTTGTTTCTTAGCATTTCCCTTACCAGCAGCGTACTTCTTTAAAGTCATAGGGGGAATTTGTAAGGGGGTTCTGAGCGTTTCTGCAAAAGGAACAACGGAGTTTAAGTTACCGTCAAAGTAGTCCCAGATGGTGAGCTTTACCAGCCCTGCTAACTCCCCTAGCTTTAAAGCAGAGAAAGAAGCAAGCACTGTTCCCTCCATGGCAATCTCCGTTATGCGACAGTTCTGATTATCTAGAAAGTCAAATTTGTCTGACATCCAAAAACGAATGTCGGACAATCTACGAACTCCTGAGTAAGGAGACTTATACACCCATGTCTCATAAGCTTCTGGTTTAGCTACATTCAGAGCGGTCAAGGCAAATCCAGTTAGAGACTGGTCAATTCCGATGGCCACTTCTCCTGAGAGTAGACCTCCATCAAATACTTTTTCAGACATTAGGAACCTGTGGTATACAGCTCATGTCTTGAAGCCCTTCAAATGGAACCATGAAGTTATCTTTACCATAAGGGGCTACGAACTCGGGCTTAACACAGTCTCTGCCGTATGCCCAACCAATAGCACGAAAAGACGGAGTCTTGTAACCGTCAGAGGCAGAGCGCCTTGTCTTCATTTCGGGGCCTCCCACCATCAAGATGTACACTTGATTTGGGTCGTCTACACCCTCTTTATAGCGCAATGCGTATTTAGGAAGGTCACTCCTGGTTTTAGTAAAAGAGTAACGAATCTCGTATCCTGGAATGTCTAGCTTGCTTTTAAAGGTATTAACGTGTGGAACAAACTCGGAAAGGCCAAACATTCTTGCTGCAGCCAGTTCAGATGCAGCTGCAATCATGTGCTGCCAAGACTCCCAGATGTCGCCCTCAGAGTAGTTTCGATTACGCTCTGGTTGACCAAGCATGGGGAGCTGACGTTCCCAGCCAACTTTAGCTGCGATTGCTTCTTCCGCAGGAGTAAGAGAGTATACCCATCTAGCCATTGTGCCCTCATTCTGGTTCGTTTATGCTGCTGCTTCTTTTGCGCTGACTGAGTGAATCTGCTTAACTAAGTTATTCAAGTTAGAGTGTCGGAATCCAGACCAGTGCTGGTCTCCAGCTACTACTACTGGCGCAGAAGCATACCCGAGTCCTCTGACCATTTCCATGGCAGTCTCGTCCTTAGATAAATCGACAACATCGTAGTTAACCATGCCTTTTGTCAACATCTTCTTGGTAACTTCGCACTGTGGACAAGAAGGGGTGGTGTAAACAGTAACCTGCATGGTAGGTCTCCTAGAGATATAATGGGGGGATAGAGTATCCATTATACGGACCAATTGGTTCTGGTTGACCTCAAGTCATTAGACCTTCTGGTCAACTCTCTACTAACAAGAGATAAATCTCTTTCATAATTAGAAAGCATCATTTCTACGAGCTTTCTGTACGCATATTTCTCTTCAAACTCAAGTGCCAAATCTTGTACATCTTGGTCAATTGCAATCTGGGCTTTTACTAAAGTGATTCGCTCGCCCTTGATTGCTGTGCCCATCTTTTGTACTAGTAGCTTATTCTCAAGCAAGTCTAGTTTTCTCTGAGATGTGCGTTCGTCTAGTTGAGCCATAGTAAGAGTGGATGCGGCATAATCCGCCCAAGCAGTCAGGATAGTAAACTTCTCCCCTACCTGCTCGCTACTCAGCATAGTAATGTCTGCAGGAAGTTTTATGATTTCCATGTCAGGCTTTTGAATTGTTAGCCCTAGGTCTTTGAGCTTAGCGACTATGTCAGACATTATTCTGCGTATCCGTCGCACTGCTTGCAAGTACCGCCTACGTTGTTATTGCACTTAGGCTCTTGGTTCGTCTCCACTGCCTTAACAACCTTTTCAGCACCTTCAAACACATGGCGAACAATCTCGTAGTCACCTTTAATAGTGAACTCTTTGTAGTCTTGGTCTGCCTTCAGCTCATAAAGAAAAACAATCTCATCTAATTCGTGACCCATTCTCTTCATAAGCTCTAGGTACACCTGCCCCTGTAGGATGTGAGAGCGGAAAGGACGACGGACATTTCGCCATGCATCCATGAAGTCTTTAGCATCTGCAAACAGTGCTGGCTCTTCGGCTCTAATAGTTCCAGGCCCAACCGACTTAATCTCAATCAAGCAGTCGTTACCCAGTCCTTTAATCCAGCCGTCAGTGTGTCCTTTAATACGTAGTTCTGGGTCTTCTAAAGTTACTTCAGCGTATGTTAAGTCAGTACTCTGGCAGTGCTCGCAGTTAGAGGGAGACGTCCCCCAAGTAATCTTCTTGCAGATTTGGCATGCGAACTTGCCGTGTAGTACACCCATCTCTTGAAACCAAGTCTGCCACTTTGCGTGGATGGCATGGCCCTCGTCAAAGATTGACTGAAGGCGTAAGTTTGGCTTCTCGTAAATACGGTCATGACCACGTAGTAGGAAGTAGCTGGCGCGACGGCACCAGTCTTTCTTTATCATGTCGGATGGGTGCAAAACTGTGTAGTCTCGGTCTCCTGCAGGACGAGAGAGCAGGTGGCGCTCTATATCTCCTACCAAACGACTCTTAGTTCTTTTAGCATCTAAAAACTTCTTTAAATCAGTCTGTGTTACTGACATTAGTTGCCCTCTCTCGTTCCTTAAAGATGTAATCCTTAAGGGTCATCTTACTCCTATATTGCTTTTGCCATTTTCGCACAAGAGCATTTCTCTCTCGGTGGGACATCCCTCCCCATACTCCGTGCTGCTCATCTGTAGTTACTGCAAACCACAAGCAGTTTGCCCTTACTGGACAGGGAGATGTCCCTTTGGGGCCATTGCAGAAGACTTTTGCTTTAGCAGCAACCCTGTTATAAAGTGCCTTGTCCCTAGGTGGGTAGAATATCTCAGTGTCTGCACCTGCACAACGGGCATCGACTCTCCACGTATGGTCTATACTTTCATCAAATATCAAGTTTATGCACTAACTCCAACAGGTCGGTTTCTAACATTACAATGTAGTCTTCCCCGTCTAAGTGCATACCAAAGACTGGGGTTCGCCCGTCTAGAATTGCCTCAGTTGTTATCTTCTTTAATTCTGCAGAAGATATTGTCTTGGACTTTTTTCCTGTCCACTTATGCTCAATCAGAAGGCTATCTGACCTCACGTCTCCTTTGCGAGACCAAAAAGCTCCAGAAGCAGCCGTAGTAGAACCGCCGATAGCTTTTGCTATCCGCTTTTCATGTTTCTGAGACTGCTTCTGTCCCTCTGATTTAGCTATCAGAGCCTCCGCGTGATTTAATTGCTCGCTCTACCAGCTCCACTGCTTCTTCCCAAGCTACGAAAAGAGGACTGCTTACAGACTTAGCTCCCAATTCGCGGAGCTGAAACTTGTGTGCTAGCTCTTTTAACTCTGAAATAACGGCTTTGTTAATATCTGAACTACGCTCTACGTTCATGAACTCTTCGTACATGTCTTCATCTTTAGATGTGTATAAATCTTTCATCTTTCCCATTTTGTCCTCCTAGATAATTGGGTCATTTACTGCTAGTACCATACCACGAAGTTCTTCTATTAAGTCAACTTCTTCTCGAAGTGACGCAACGAAGGCCTCTTGTCCCTGCCACTTGCGCTCACCATAGTAAATCCATCCGCCACGGCGCTCGACAATATCTTTAACCATCACCATAGCAGCTACTTCTCTTGCAACATCGAAGTCACCTGCAAAGTTCATCCCTGTGTCTTGGAAGTAAAAGTCAACGTAAGCAACTCTCTGCGGTGGAGCAGTCTTGTTCTTTAGAATACGAATCTTAATACGCTGTCCTACACGGACTTTATTAGTACCTGTTCCTTCTTCAATCCATTCGTCACGACGGACTTCTGCACGAGTAAAGTACGCGTAGTCTTTGCCTTGACCTCCAGGAGTAGTGCGGGGGTCTCCATGCATTACACCAATCTTCATGCGGTACTGGTTGATGATGATACCTAGAATAGGGCGCTCAGCCTCTATGAGAGAACGCTTCATAGCTGCGCCAGCTTTACGGAAGAACTTGTTGGTGATGAGAGCGCCACGTCCAACAGTCATCTCGTCCATGCTCTTCTCATCCTCTGGTCCTGGAACCAATGCGGGCAGAGAGTCGATGACAATACAGTCTATGGTCTTAGAAATTGCGAAGGCCAATACAGCGTCATACGCTTCTTCCATAATGTTTGTCTCAATGACAATCACTCGGCTAGTATCTACTCCACACATCTCAGCATAAGCTGGAACCCATTGCTCAGCTGCTACCCACACTGCAATAAACTCTGGGTTAGCCTTTTGATTAGCAGCAACAGTCTTTAGGGCAATAGCGGTCTTACCATGCGAAGGCTCTCCGACTAATTCATGCCATTGGTTAGCAGGGTAGCCTCCACCTAGTACATAGTCCAAAGTGGTAGAGCCTGTAGTAAATCTTTCCAAGAGGTCTGCACGGATGTCCTTGCCAATTACGACACTGCCATCTCCCAACTTCTTGTTAATCTGCGCCATAATCTTTAGCGCTTCTGCGTTAATCAAGTTTTCCTCCTCTGATTAAATCTAGTACACGGATTTTTACGTTATCTGGTATCAGTAAGTCTAGCTCAAACCAAGCCATAATACGATTGCGCTCTGCTTCTTTGCCAAGCTCATACCCATCATCAAAATGATTTCGTAAGTCTTCTAAGTGACCATCAGATATCATTTTTCATCCTTGGCCATCAATTGCAATTTGGCAATCTCATCTTTAATGTAAAAGATTGATTTCTCTAGGTCTTGTATGGTTTTAGTGGGGTCTTTGAGCCCAGCCCTCCACAAGTATTTCATGGCATTACCAATGTTGTAGTTTCGGTGTCTTAGAACCGTAATGGCCTCTACACCGCTTGGGTCTGAGGTGTAGTGCTTTGGGTAGTTTACTAAGTCTTCTACAGGCTTCATGAAACGGGGGCCGTTACGTGGCCTTTAATAACCAGTACGGCAGCATACTGCCCGTTCTTTTTCAGAAGTGAGATGATTCTGCTCTGCTCTTCTTCTCTGCCTGCAATAACTCCGCGCTGGGCAGCAGCAACGTAGTGCTCCGCAGCAACGGTTAGTGTAAGTGTGGCCTCAGGTAGCTTATCCATTAGTTAACCCTTCCTATGATTCCTTGTGGATTGTAGTTATTTCGAGTGTCATTGCCTCGGGATGCTTTGGTGTCTCCCACAACGCTGGCTCCTGTTAGGGAACCATACTTACTGCCCGACTGCTCCATTGGGTACCCGCACTCGTAGCAACGAGGCTTAGAGCCACCAAAACCATAGTAATTGTCAGAACTACAATCAGGGCATAAGGTGGTCTCTAAGGCACTCTTAGCTTTTGCTTGAGGAGTTGCGGGAGGAGCGGGAGTGAAGGTCGTCATAGGCTGCTGAGAGGGTGCTTGAGGCATGTTCTGCGTCCTTGCAGCAGGAGTAACTGGCTGTTGGTCTTGGAGCTTCTTTGCCCACCAGTCCGCGTTGCTCATCGATACCTCTTGGGTATCTGTAGAAGCCCCATGTCTACTAGCTGAGCTAGTGTGCCTAAGATAGCTGCCTGTGAAACTTGCTCCATAAGTTTGCGGCTTTCCCACCACATTTCGTCAGGTACTTTAGGGAATTCTGTAGGTAAGTTAGTACGCTGGTACTCAATTGCTCCTTGGGATAAGGACTGAGAATAAGCGTAAATTAAAGGCATGAGATGAGAAATTTCATCTAAGCGCTTTTCACTTTCTTCTTCTTCCTTATCCGCCACTTCTTCGCTGATAGACCCACACCCAAGAATCTGGCTAATCTCATGGGCGTCATTAATTTGTGAGTCTAAAAGGAAGCCTCTTAAACGAGCCGTTAGCTCTGCAATAGAAGGCTCTATTCTATTCTTTCTAAACAATCTCATTTTGCCTCTCCCCACTTGTCCACTATATGTGCGTCTGCAATAAGTGGCACTGTGATTTGTTTTAGTCTAATGCCTTCCATGGACAATTTAATAGCAGCAAGCGTTTCTTCTGCACGGTCTTCTGGAGTAATAGTAACTAATTCGTCATGAACAGTAAGAACCACGTTGATGTTCGGCTCATCTACAAAGCAGGAGTGGGCTCGTACAATAGCTAGCTTCATGATGTCTGCAGCTGAACCCTGAATAACAGTGTTAAAGGCTTGGCGTTCTGCACGTCCAAGTAACCCAAACTCACGGCTCTTTAGGTCAGGAATGTACCTACGACGCCCAAACAAAGTCTCTACGTAAGGGATTGGAGTGGTCTGCTTTGCCATGCGAAGAACCTCAGCTTTATACTTTGAAATAGAGGAGAATCTCTTCTCGAAGTCTGTCAACAACTTTTTAGCTTCGGGCACAGTACAGCCAACTGAGTCTGCAATTTTGTCAGGACCTACTCCATATGAGATAGCTAAAACAAGTACTTTCCCTGCTTTGCGGTCTACCCCCATAGTGTCACCGATGGTTGTGTAGATGTCACCGCCTTCTAGGTAGTTCTTCATAAGGATAGGGTCCTTTGAAAGGGACGCAATAACTCTAGGCTCAATCTGTGAGTAGTCAGCGACTACAAGCTTGTGACCTGGAGGGGCAATAAAGAGATTACGGATTAGTTTCCCATACTCACCAGAGCTAGGGATATTCTGCAAGTTAGGCTCTGATGACGAGAACCTGCCCGTCTCGGCTCCGTGCGCTTTAAAGTTAGTATGGACACGACCATTGATAAGAAGAGACTTCTTGGTAATAGTCTTCTTCTTACCGTTGGTCTCACGCTCTACTTCTCCGCCTTTATACGGTGTTACGTAAGTAGTCATAAGCTTATTAAGGTCTTGGTACTCTAATAGAGCGTCTACTAAAGCATCCTTACCTCTGAACACCTCTAACGCATCCGCGCTCACTGAGTACATGTTTGGTGAAGGGTCTTTCCCTGCGCGAACTGCTTCTTTGCCTTTAGGGGTAAGTGCGTTCTTAAACTTTTTGTTGGGGCGGAGTCTAATTTTGCCAGTAGCGTCGTTCTCCTCAAAGAGGAGCTTCTGCTTTACAGGAATAGAGTTAATTGCAAAGACTTCGCCAGCTTCTTTGAAGGCCTTAGCCTTAGCAACTTCAAGGTCTGTGCCAATTTGCTCTGCTAAATTATCTAGTTGTTCTTGGTCAATGTAAGCGCCAGCCAGCTCCATGTCACATAGTGCACCTAGAACATCCATCTCTAGCATCCATACGTGACGTAGTGAGCCTTGAATCTTAGGCTCTAGTGCTCTATAAAGCTTCCAAGTAACCTCTGCGTCTAGGGCAGAATACTTAGCAACTTCATCAAAAGAATGCTGAGAGACGTCAGTACCGACGCCTTTCTCAATGTCAATACCAAGTTCCCGTTTAACGCAAGACTGTAGGCCTAGGTCAAACTTGTTTTGATTATTGATAATAAAGGCAGCCATGAGAGTGTCAAAGTATGGCTTGGGGGCCACGACTCCGCGGTAATACTTAGCGATTGATTTGAGGTCGAACTTTACGTTGTGACCAATCTTTAACTTGTCGCTAAACATAAGTGGCTTAATTGCGGCAAAGACTTGTGCGGGAAGCAACTGCTTAGGAGGTTCCTCAAACTGCGGTACCCAACGCTCTTTATTCTTAGAGAAGTGTGAGTCGGTAAGGCTCTTGCCCTTGTCAATTTGAGTTTGCCCAGCTTTTAATAAAGGCTTGGTATGAAACAAGAACTTACCGTTTGGGTGACCCATCGGTATTACATCTGTACGACCCTCAGTCGCAAATGAAATCCAACATACGTCGTTGATAACAGGGAGAATGCGGTGCTCTCCGATTGTTTCTACGTCAAACGCAAAAGCGTCAACGGCCATGTAATGGTCTAGGAACTCTTTTAGCTGTTCCTCATTTGTAATAACGTTCATAAGTGCCCCTTAAGAATGGTGTTTGGGGAGGCCACAAGGATGGATAAGGAGGGAGTATTGTGGCCTCCCCTGTTAGCGATGAGCTGGGTTACGAAGTAACCATCTGACGAGCGACTGCAAGCATCTCTTCATGGGGGCTCACGAAGATGGTGTCCACGTCATAGCGGACAGCGTTGATGGCTAGTGTGTCTAGGTCGTCAGCATCCAGCTCCCACTCTTCTGAGAGCTCTGATGAACGCACACGGTCAATAGCATACTGTGTGTCGCGACCAGTGCCCTTACGAGAGATTGCCCAGTAGTACTTGCTCAAAGGCCCACGGCGTGGGTCTTCGTGTGCAGCTTGAAGCTGACGTGCAAGGGTTACTGCGGCAGTAAGAACTTGGACATTTACTTCCTCGTCGCTAACGACAAGGACGTTAAAGGCAACCTTTGAGCGAGGAGTGTCTCCTGCAATGTTGCAAAGGGGACAGGTGTCTCCTGTGCAAACAAAGGAACGACGTCCTTCGCTACGGTCTACCCAGTGCTGCTTATAAACAGCGAAGGGCTCTTCTTCCAAGAAACGGACGAGGCGAGCATCTTCTGAGAAGCGAAAGTCAGTGGGGTACTTGCTTTCACCTTTTGACTTTGAGGAAGCAGTAACTGCTCCCCATCCAGCCTGAACGGTTGTTCCGTGCTTTGGTACAGCCTCTACAACGTCATCAACGAAGTAGCTTTGTGCGTCAATCTCGGGCTCAATAATGGCCATGTTAGTTTTCTTTCTTTAGTCGGAGTCGTTACTCTTTGATTTGGTTACAGCATCTCTCCAGCGGTAAGTGATTACTTCTGTGAGATTCTCTAACGTGTTCCATTGTACACGTGCTGAACCGATTAACCCGCGTTTTGCGAATTCCTCTATGGCAATGTTAATAAGCTCTCGTGTGTATACACGATTGCCGTTAACTTTTTTGCCGTTCAGCATTTTAGAACGGAGACGATAGGGAGCATTAGGAATGTATCCCTTTTGCTCCCAGTTTCGGATAGTGACAATCTTCTTCTCTAAGGCCTGTGCTAGCGCCCCAATAGTAAAGAGTTCTGTCGCTACTCCTCCCAAGGATTTAATGGTGGGGTTTGAGTCCCAGCCGTTAGATTCCCCGAAAGCTTGTGCCCTATTCTTTTGGGCGGTTGGATTGTCGGAGCGGCGGTCATGACGAGAGCCTGGAGCCTTGTCCAGTCCCTCAAAAGATTTGAGGATATCGTCCTCACCGCGCATTCCTGGCATGCTACTTCTTTGGTGCTCGTAGTGCCCAAACAATGACTACTGGGAACATCTCGTCAATTTCTTCTTCAGTGATGTTGCCCTCATAGTGAGCTGCCATTAAAGCGTCTTCGTCAATTACACGCACCATCTTGTAGACAGCGTCTCCTAGATTGTTAGCAAGAATAATCTCTTCTGCTTTTTCTTCATCTAGCTTTCGAGTTGAGCGACGTTGCTTCTCTAAACGAACAGCCCCATCAATTGGGGAGGAAAACTCGTACTGCATGTTTCCGTTGCCGTCCTCGTAGCCCTCATTGTCCACAAGCTGCATCAAGACATCGCGCAACTCTTTCTTGCGCTCATCTAATGCGGTAATGCTTTGAGAAAGCCTTATGTACTCACGAATTTGTGAGTCGGGATTGCTTGGGTCATAAACTTCAATTGGTTCTTCTGGAATTACGTTAGCCATTTAATCCTCCTAGATTAATTTGTCTGTTAGAAAGTTTATAAGACTTCCTACTGTTAAGTCAACTCCTCCTTTGGAGTTGATGCCTTCACCGTCAAGAATTGCCCCTGCGATGTTGGACTTCTGTTTTAGCGTATCATATTGTCTCTGCTCTATTGAACTTTGAATAAGAATGTCTTGAATCGTAATACTGGGCCATGTGCTGGATGCACGATTGATACGACCGTTGCGCTGAACTGCGAGTCCTGCTGACCATGGTTGGTCAAAATTGACGAGGAGGTTTGCTTGGGGAAGGTCAACACCGTAGCCTCCTGCGTCAGAGCTGACGAGGACTTTGACTTCTGGATTGGTTTGAAATTCAACTTTGGCACTTTCCTTCTCTTTTGCGTTTAGCTCTCCTGTATACCCTACCGCTCTGACATTTATAGAAGCTAAGGCAGAGACTATTTCGCTGACAGACTTTACGTAAGAAGCAAAGATGACTGCCTTGTAGCTTCCGTCAATGTCTAAGTGCTCTTTAATGTACTTTATAGTGACGTCTAACTTTGGCTGCTTGGTGACAGCGAACACACTTTCTCCTAGAGAGTTTATAAAAGCACTTCCCCCTTCGTGCTCAGCAAACAGAGTAGAACTGTGCTGTAATAACTTAGGGCTGGAGCACAGCATTCGTAGACATGTAATCCTGGACATTATTTGTCCCCGCAGTTCATTGGCAGGGTCTCCTGGCTCATACATTTGGCCGTAGTGCACTGCAACGTTAAAGCTAGCCCCAAAGGCCTCTCTAGCATCTGCAAGCAAGGTAAGTAGGTCTCCTGCAATTGTGTTGTAAAGTAGCTGCCCCTTTGAATCTAGGGGCACAAGTATAGGTTGGCGGTATATAGCGTCAGGTAGATAAGGTTTTACATCTTCGTCTTTTTGACTTTTACGGACAGAAGCCTTAGATAAAGTCTCATGTAGTACTTGAAGGTTTCTATATCTGTCTACCCCTCCGAAGTGATTGCGCACTATGAAGGTCTTGTCAAATAAGTCAAAACGTCCTAGAACAGTGCTATCTACAAATTGCATAATAGAATAAATTTCTTCTGGCCTCCCATTCTCAATAGGAGTTCCAGTTAAGGCAAATTTAATTGGTACTTTCTTGGCAAGGTCTTTGACCTTCTTAGCCCTCTTTGCCTTAAATCCCTTAATAGCAGTGGCTTCATCACAGACCATTGCGTCTATTTCAAACAACTTCAATGTATCCCAGTCGTTTATAACTTGCTCGTAATTCATTATTACGTAGTCATAACTCAGAGCGTCTACGTATTGCTTTTCGCGTTGCTTGGGGGTTCCATCTATAACTATGGCCGTAGAGTCACTAAACTTCTCAATCTCTTTCTTCCATTGGTATTTTAAGCTGGAAAGACAGAGTACTAAGGTTAGCTTTGGGTCTAGTTCTTCTATGGCTGCAATGGTCATGGGGGTTTTTCCTAAACCCATTTCGTATGCAACAAGGATTCTCTGCTGAGAAACCATCTTCTCTACAGCATCTATTTGGTAAGGCTTAAGTGTTCCTATAAACATAGGCTGGTTCTCCAATAAGGGCAGTCTTAGCGTTCTCGATGCCCCAAGAGATTTCTTCGTCAGTCATATCTCCTGGGTCTTTCTTAGTGCTGTCCCCGTAGTTAAAGAAGAATAGATTCATCCCGTACTTCCTGGCCCAGACTATCATCTGCTCAGAAGCCTTTTTCCCAGAAGCATCTAGGTTGGGATTATCAAACGCTGCAATAACTTTATTAGAGAACCTAAGTAGCTTAGCCTGTTCCTCTGACACTATTGCTCCAAAAGTAGCCACTGCGCCTCCGTAGCCAGCGGTGTAAATTCGCAGGCAATCAAGGGGTGACTCTACAACTATGGCTACATCTTCTAGCTGCTTACTGACTCCGAATAAAGTTTTAGACTTCTGCACTCCTGCAGGACGATTCTTAAAGGTACGGTCTAGGGTTCCTTTTTCTTGCCACCCCATGAGTTTGTTTCCGTCAGCTGTTCGTATTGGAAGAATCCAAGTTGAAGTTCCGTGGTTCCAAACCACGCCATAGTGCTCTGCAGCTAAGTCGCTGACTCTTCTACTTTCTAATGCGTCAAAAGGAGGATAAACATAGATAGCTAAGCGAGCTTCCGACATTGGTAAAGGTCGCGGTGGAGGCATGATGTACTGAGGTAGCTTCCCAAAAGCATCTTTAAGCTCATCAATAGATATCTCGATTGCTGAGGCTAGCCACCCGTTTCCTGCAGAGTAGTCATACTGCTGGCGAGATTCTCCCCATAAAGTTACGTAGAACTCTTTAATGTCACAGACTAACTGGACTAAGTTTCCTTTATACCCACAGGAGAAACAGATGTGCTGCCCAGTCTCCATGTGAATAAACCAAGAAGGATTGTTATCTGGCTCCCCTGTAACACGCTCATGCATTGGGCAGATTGCTTGGGAGTTATCCCCCTTTTCGTCATACTCAATGCCTAGTGCTTGTAGTGCTCTAGTTACTCTGCTCATTACATGCCCCAAGGTGTGGAGCAGAACTTACAAGTTCCGTCACGCTTCTCTGATTCGTCATGGAAGCAACCTTTATCCCATAGCCATGTAATAGAGGTTTCTGCAGGTCCTGAGTTACGAGACTGAACAACTCTTAGCATGCGTACTTCGTCGTCTTCTTCTACAGGCTCTAAGCCTAGAATAACGTCTGAGTCTTGGAAGAAGGAAGAAGAGTAACCGATAGAGTCTGCAGAAACTTTTCCGCCTTTCATTTTCCACAGCAAGGTCTGGGTAGTGATAATGACAGGAATGTCTAGCTTTTGTGCAACACGCTTGAGTCCGCGAGTAATGTTAGTCAGTGCTTGTGGCGTGTTTGCTTCTCCAGTGACTTGGTCTAGCATCAAGTACACACCGTCAACAAAGAGGATGTCTGGCTTTAGCTGTTCTGCCTTAGCAACTAGCGAGTCAATGGTCAGTCCGTTGATAGCGTCAACCATGTGAAAAGGTTGCATCGTCTTTAGGTCTTCAATCATCTCTAGGTAGCGGTCTTCTTCTGCCCCAGTAAGTTTTCCACGGCGCAAGTTTGACGCAGACAGGTGAGCACGCATAGCGTCATGTCGGAGAGCTTGCTCTCGGTTGTTCATCTCAAAGGACTGGTACATAGGAACGTAGCCTGCTTGGTGAGTGTTAATTGCTACCTTCAAGCTAATCTGTGACTTACCAGTCTTAGGTGGAGCAATCACGGTGATTAACTGCCCTCCCTGTAATCCAGCAGTAGCTTCGTCAATCTTTTCAAACCCAGTAGGGATTCCAAGTAGCTTCTTATTCTGAAGTCCCTCGTACTGAACAAACCTTGCATCAGGGTCTTTAGTGAGGTCTAGGTGAGTAGTTCCAATAACACCTTGAGCATTAACCATGGTGATGGTCTTGCTCATTTCGGTGAGAGCAGACTCGTGGTTATTTTCGCCCATCTCCCCAAGGACTAACTCAATACCATTTCTGGTAAGTCGGTTCCTGCGGAACTGAACCATCTTGTCAATCAGGTAGTCAAGAGTGTCTTCTACCTTTACCGCTTTAAAGTTAGGGAAGTTGTCTGTAACAGCAATGATGGTAGGCACTTCGCTGTAGAGGCTGTAGTGCTCTCGAACGAAGGTCCACACACGACGAAGGTCGTCGTCTACAATCCAGTCGTCTTTAATCCCGTTTTCAATAACAGGAATGATGATGCGGTCGTCAATAACTTTGCTGACGAGTCTGTACTCGTTGTCGTATGCCATTTTGCCCTCCTACAGGTTTTGTAAGTCTAGTCCCCACGAGCCATAGCGTGCAACTCTGTTGGGTAAATCTATCACAGCTTTTAAGTTGGCCCTATAAGGCAGTTCTCCCACAAGGTCATGGAAGCTACCATACAGCTCGGAATAGTTAAACGGGTTCCCGCCCCGATTATCTAAACGGTCAATGAGCTTATCAACGTGAGCTTGTGTCCAGCCATCATCTTCAAAAGCTGCCAACTCAATTGCTAACCCATACTTAAATGCTGCGTTCCAGAGCTTACTCAACTGAGCGTTGTTAAGCCCTGTAATCTTTCTTAAGCTGACTCCTTTGCGAAGGAGCTTCTTCTCTTCTATTAGTTCCGAAATAACTGCGACGTCTATTACCACGATTAATCGTGGGGGCGTCTCGTTTGAGATTTCGCCCCGTAGCATTAGAGGATTTCTACTTTTCCATATTTAATAACAAAGTCTCTAAAAGCAGCAGAGTCTTCCATGGCGATGCTTGCTTCCATAGGGTCAATCTCTGCATGAATGTGTACGGTGTAGTGACCATCATTACTCTGCATAGTCTGACGTACAAACTTAGTGTGAGCACACTTCGAGACTTTCCTAAAAATCTTGCAGGTGCACATTATTGCGTAGGGGTCATTGTGGTCAGCTGAAACCTCAGAGACACCGTCGTCTCCTAAGAACAGTTGAATAGTTCTCCAGTCGTATGCCATGCGAGCGCCTTTCACTTGTTCCTCCTCAAGTCCTTACCGCCTATTATTACACGATTGAAGGCTTCGTACACGAACGAACCCATAGCTTCCCCGTATTTTGCTTTCCACTGGTCTCGCTCCAAGTTGGTAGTCACAATCGTGGGCAACCCTTTATCATAACGGGAGCGGAGAAGCTCATCAAAGCCAGCTACGTTGTAGTCGGACTTTAGCTCTTTACCTAAGTCATCCAAGATAAGGATGCGAACGTTTAGGTAGTCATGCTTTGAGCGCCCATGAAACCCATCCATGTACATCTGAAGTTCACGGCGAGTGTCATTGTCTGCCGAGATTTCATTCTTCTTGCGATTGATAAAGTCTGGTACGGTCATGTAGTAAACAGGACGGGAGGCAGCCGTGTAGTCGATAGCTGAATAGTTAAAGACTTTGCGAGCTTTCTCAGCATCCTCTGGGAGCTTGCGAATCAACTCTGAGATTGTAAGCACCGAGTGGGTTGTCTTTCCCATTCCTGGGTCTCCGTCAAATAGGAGTCCGACACCTGTGACCCCAAGGCCACCAATGCTCTTGATTACTTTTCCAGCTAGAACTAAATCTACCCAATCTTCAATCTCAGGGTAAGAACTACCTAGGTTGCCCTGCACATCTTCTGCCCCCATACCAATGAAACGGTGTGGAATGTTAGATGTGTTCATAAGCCAACGTGCTTTTAAAAAACTAAGGCGGTTAATGTCATACGGCATTTGAACTCCTCAATTTATCCTCGTATCGCTCCATGGAGGCCCTACCTGGCATGGAGTTGTCGAAACGACGCCCATCAGAAGCATACACAAAATCGTCGGTTGGTGTTGAATTATCTGCAAGTTCGGCAGGAGTTTGTCTGGCATCCATGCTCAAGTTCTTTAAAGCCTGCTCAAAGTTAATGCTGAAAGCCTTGAGAAAACGGCCAATAATCCAGTGTGGGTTCTTGCGACCCTCGTTGTCAATCCATGAATCTTCAAAGAACATCTCCATGATTTCAAGCTCAATCAAGGGATTGACATCCTCGTTCTTGCGTTGTCTGGCAAGGGCTCCAGCGATGTTCTTTACGCTGAGTTGCAAGGGCATTACTGGCATTCTTGCACGCACCTTGGCTACAAATTCTGTAGCTACATCAACCGTAGTCCACTCAGAATGAGGGCGGTCAGCCCTAGTCTGTGGGTTGTTCTTGCTTATCTTTGGGCCTTTGACCTTCTGAGCCGCTTCATTATCAAATAAACCAAAACCGCCAACGCTGTCATCGTCATCTCCTTGCCACCGATTCACCACTTTTATATTCTCCTTTTTAATGACCATCGGGGCCTTGGCCCCGAATAAATAAGACGTAGTCTTATTTACTATATCCTTACCAGAACTACTAGTACTACTAGTACCAGCTGTTGACCCCACATTTTTGTGGATGACACCAACCTCATTTTTGTGGATGGCAGGATTCTCATCCACATTTTTGTGGACGGCAGCTTCCATGTTTTCATGGTCAAAACTCGTCTCATCCACATTTTTGTGGGATGGTGAAACGAGCTCATATTTGTTTTTATGAAGTCTCCCGAGGTTTCTTTTTGTCCTCGTAGTAACGACCAGTTCTGCTTGCTCTAGCTTCCTCAGGGAACGCCGAATTGACTCTTCAGACGACTGGGCAAAGCGAGCTAGCTCCTCCATGGAGATGTCCGTTTTATTTTTTATAGACAGCGTGCAAAGGATGTCAAGCAGACGATACTCGCTAGCTGATAACGGGGTAAAACACTTCTCTTCAAACGTACACATAGGTGAACATCTTACCGCCTTCTGAGAGAGTCAACGACGACAGGCCGAGAAGTTACAGAAAGTACCACGAGAGCAAAAAATCCCGAGGCGAAGGTCGCGACGACCAAATGGTAATCCAAGAGCCCAAGAAGTCCGTTGGCAGTCAAGGAAAAAGGTAGAGTAAGAATAGTCTTAAGAATAGAGTCTGGTAGCCAGCGCCCTATTATCAAGCTGAGGAATGCGATTGCGCCACCAGTGGCCATGCCAGAAATGACTATAGTTAGAAAGAGGTCCATGACCTCATCTTACATGGTGATTGCTTTTGTCTCTACTCCACCGAACGAACGAACTACATATGGGGTGTTAGAAGGCAAGAAATTCTCTAGCTCTTGAATCAGTCTAATAATCTTGGCTTGTTTACTCTTGTATAGATGTGAGGGGGAGTTATTCTCTAGTTCTTCCCACACAATCCCATACTCTGCTGGAAAGTTTCCTGCAATGTAAAGGCTGGCAGCAAAGTTGGATTCTAGTTGCGCTGCTTCAAAGTTAAGAGTTCCACCAGTATTGGCGTCTGCTTTAATCTCTAGGTTGAAAAACATACTTTCAGACACATACTTAGACTCGACGTAGAAAGAAAGGGTTAGCCTCTTCCAAGTAGTGCTGACCGCCACAGGAGTTGACTGCTTTATCAAAGAAGGATTAACGCTATCAATCAAGGTGATTTTTAAGTAAACATCTTCTTCTCGAACAGGACTCTGTACGTACACAGAGAAAGTATAAAACTTCCCAGAAGGCATCCCCCCTGTATTAGTAGACGTACTAACTGTAAGGTTCTGCCCACTAGTCGGCTCTACCGACAGCATGCTATCTGCCGTAAATATATAAGGGAGCGTACTCGCGGGATAAGTCGAGGAGGATGCGTTAGCCACATTCCAGTCTGTGGTGATAGCCGAGAGAGAAGGGTCATTTACAAAATTACTCTTGTCGGGCTGCAAAAAGATGTCCACGCTGCGAGATTCGTAGTAGCTAGTTACCTCTGACTTTGCAAACTGGAGCATGTCAAAGTAGACCGTTCCTGGCCCCTCAAACTTTATCTCTGTAGAAGCGTAGGCCGCACTCTCCACAGACACAAGGGCATTAGTTTCAGTGGCTGTTACATCTGGAGTTATTAACACATATGTGATTGTATTAGAGGTAGTAGCAGACACCAAGTACTTACCGTCATAAGGGGCACCAATTCCAATAATAGTAATTGGAGTCCCAGGATTAACGGTGTGAGTGACTTCTGTAGTTAGAACAACCTGATTAGAAGTTACTGAGTAGTTTGTAACTGAGTAGTCTGTTCCTGGCGCAGTTCCCACAAGAGAGTACTTGTTCCAACTCACAGTGGTAGTCTGAGGAGAAGCAGTAGTGCTGCCTACTAATCCACCAGCGTTATTATACCAGTAAATTTTAGGTACTATAGACACGCTATTAGCCGCAGTTCTTTGAGCAAAAACACTAAACCTGTACTCCACACCAGCTGTTACGGGTATCCCGTATAGTACTGGGTTATCTTCGCCGTTTCTTAAAAAAGAGTTACTTGAAGTAGCTACGGCTTTTGCCGTATAGACAGCGTCAATCTGAAAGTCCTCACCGCTAGGTGGAAGGATTGTGTCCTGAAGTTCTAGTGTGCAGTTTCCCACAGCTCTCCACCTACCAAGGCTTTCATAAAAAGTGCTGTCTTGCGAGGTAAGAAAAAGGTTAGGGGTGTTTGTGATTACTGGCCCAAAGCCAGTAAGACTTTCTATCAACGTACTTAAAGCTGCTTTAGTGCCTTTGCGAGAGTACATGTAGATGGCTTCACGAACCATCTTCTTCTGCTGAATGATTACATCATCGGATGCGGGGGTAATCCCGTACTCATAGACTTGAAGGTCTAATATTTCTGGGCTAGAGTTTCTTCCAGTAAAGTCTGGAATCAATAAATCTGCAAAAGTAAGTAGCTCGTCAAGAGTAAATGAGAAAGCCTGAAGAAACTTGTAAAGGTCTGAGTCTGTGTCTACAACTCCTAAAGGCGACTGCTCTTTTGAAGTAAACACTCTTGGAAGCATGCTCATAAAATTTTCATGAGTAGTGGCGAGCACTTGGCCGTCAGAAGTTACTGTTCCATGTTGTTTAGGAAGAAGGATTACTAAATCATCAGCTACGCTCCAGAGATTGTTTGCAGAGCGCCTTACCCACATGCGGTAGTAAACAAACCTGCCAGGAACTAGTCCTATGTCATTAGATAAGTCTTCATCCGCAAAGTTGTCTACACCGTCTGTAAAGAAGGAGTCTCCAAAGTTACCATCTTCGCTGTTAACTTCAAATAAAATAACACCATCGTCAGGCCATTCGGGAAACCCGTTTTGGTTTCTGACTAACCTAAGTCCGTTCAAAGCCCCCTGAGGAGGGCCCCAATATAGCTCAATCTTGTCGTAGTCAACTGCCACACCCTGGAAGGGTTCAACCGAAAAAGGTAACCGAGGTATCTCACCGTAGTAAGCGCCCCTGTATACAAAACCACCGTATTTACCCAAGAGTTAGCTCCTATTAAGAAAAGTCAGCTTGAATAGCAAACCATGAAAAAGTAATGGATTCACTACCAGTGCCTTTTAGGTTAGCTGTAAAGCCAGTAGTGTCAACCTGAACGGTCACAGTGGCGTGATTTGTACCCGTCACCTGAACAAACACTAGCGGAGTAAATGAAAACTCAAAGCCGAAACTGACACCTAAAGTTCTGGCCCCCGTAATTAGTGAAGTGCTCTGACTACCAGAAGCGTCAACTACTGAAGGTACTTGAGCGCCAATCTCCTGCCAAACCGAGCCGTCCCACACACGAATTCTTTTATAAGCCATTATTTATCTCCTAGATGTACTGCAGCCAGACATCTCCATTTGCACCATCACTTGAAGTGGGGGCACTGGTAGATGCGTTAACACGACGAAAGCCCATTGTTCCGACAGGAACAGAGGGGTCACTGGAAAGAAGAAGAGAACTTGCATCAAAGGGGTCCACATTTTGAGAAGAGTCTACCCAGATAGTTCCTGGGATGACTCCAATAGGGGCAGTGGCTTGATAAAATACTGTTGGCCGAGCCTCAACGAACTCTTGGATGTCAGTACTGCCAGCTACAACTACTGAAGAAGGTGAAATGTTAACTAGAGTATTATTGAGCCCACTAATAGTTTTATTAGTAAAAGTATCTGTAGAAGAGACGCTTGGAACGTCCGCGGTGTTTAGCTGAAGCTTTCCAGAGCTATTAATGCGAGTAATAACTGAGCTGGCCGAGTTCTGAGCCTGAAACAAATCTGCTGTTTGATTAGTACGTGCACGAAGAGCCAAGTTAACAGTGCTAGTGCCAGCTGGGGTAACTACTGTTCCACCAGAAGCTTTTACTCTGTCGTTAAACGCCTCAAACAAACCAAACTCAATGTTTTGAATTCGCTCACGAAGTGACGGCCAGGTCAGAGTGGACTGATTAAAACTTCCACTAGTCCAACCTACGTTTATTACTACCTGAGCTCCAAGAACTGTCTGCACGGAAGTAATCTCGTCGTATACCTGATTAATATCTGCAGCCAAAACAATATCAAGAAGGTCTCTCTTACGAGTAAACGTCTTGATAGATGATGGATAGGATGCGGGCATTACAATCTCCTAAAGTATGTCTCTATTGTCTCTGTTATGCGCCATTTTGTAAGGCTAAGGGCATGTCTGCTTCTAGCTGCGCAATGCGGGCCTCAAAGTCCACAAGTACTTCAGCCATGTAGACCAAGGTAGCTACTAAGTCCAGCTCTTTTCTTCCATCAGAGAAGGAAGAGAACTGCAAACCCTCTTGTGAGGACGTGGTTGGCTTAATAAGGGTGTGCTTTTCAGCATTGACAACTTTTCCAAATACGCCTACCCATAAAGGGTATGATGGGTCACCACTTTCAAACATTACCCAGACTCCTTGCCCTACTGCAGGAGAAGCCGCTTTAACGCTAGCTGACTCCATAGGCCATGCCCATTGGGTAGGGACTTTCCCCAGAATCGCAGGCACAGAGACCCTTATGCGGCGTTTACTCAAGGGGTCCTTGTTGCTAACAACTGTGCCTCTGTAGATGCCGTGGTGTTTAGTCAGCTCCCCAACTGAATTACCCATTACGCACTCCGTATAACATCAATGCTATAGGTTTTAGTCGTAAGACCCTCTGCAGCTGTAATAAAGATACTTACAGGAGTAGTCCCAACAGAAGTATTGACCGTTATAGTGGCACCTGATGCAGTAACAGTGTCATTAATTCTCATAATAGAGCCTGCACTAGACGTGGTTGCTGTAAGCACGGTGCTGACTGTGCCGTTAGGAACCGACAGAGTGTATGCAGACTGATTACCATTAAATCCAGGAGAAAGAGTTCCAACCGAGAAAGTCATAGACTGCAAAGTAGCGTTAGTAGAAAAGGCAGTTACAACAATGTCGTCCGACAAAGCAACAAACAGTTCATTAGGCTGGGCAATCAGTATGTTTCGCCCACTAGTGCTGCCAGCCCTATACACCGCTGTAACACGAGCATTTATAATTCCTGGTATCTGTCTAATAACGGCTTCAATTTCTTCAGGATGAATAATCGCCCCAAATCCAATGTTTACGTAAGCGAACTCGTCCAACAATGCTTTAAGGATTACTGTGTCTAATAGTCCTTCGGAGTATTGGTCAAACTTGCTGTAGAACAGCTCAATAACCACAGGAACGTAGGTTGGAGGGGAAACTGTTACTGAAGTGCCAATTTGGATTTTGTCTTCAAAATAAGAAACAACTTCTTCCTTAATGCCGTTCCATTCAGGAAGAAGAACCCCCCCATCTGCAGGGTTGTCACTGTATCCAGGGAATTGGTCAACTGAGACCTCGTTTCGCTGAGGGGAAACGTAAACAGTGACTGAAGTACGAGTAGCTCCAACCGCTTTCGCTTTACCCACGTCCGCAACTTGCAGTGCAAGAGCGCTATAGTCATTTAGAGACACTGCTCGGTTAAGAGCCGTTAGTGCTAGTGGGGCCTTTTCCTTAATACTTTCATTACTTTCAGGGACTTCTCCCCCAATACCTGCAGTTGTATTAGTAAGAGTAAGAGTTGTGCTTAAATTAAATACGTCAGTATCTGACAACCCAGGTACTTTAAATAACTCTGTAATTAAGTTGACAGCAATGTTCCCAACGGAACCACCACCAAAATGGTAAGAAGCTTTGATAACCGATAACTGATTAGGTATTGCCCCAGATACACCGTCTCCAAATTGGACGGTAACAAAGTCGTCAGCGTCTGTAATAACGGAGAAAACCGAATCAAATGGACCAAAGTCAGTTAAGTGGAGCACCTGGGTCCAGGGCTCAAAGATATCTCCATTTTGTACAAAAATACGGACAGAGCCATCTACTACTTGATTTTCTAATAGACGGTATGACTGTTCAGGAAACCCATTAGAAACTGCAAGAAGCTCCCCCGCGATATCTTCTTCCCCACCAGAGGCATTTTCAGGCCTATCAGCAACCTCTTCGTAATTCTTTGCCGTCGCCGTTGCTACACCTGGGTTTTGCGAAACAGAAGCAGGAACGGTAAGTGAATCTTCTAGTGTCCAGATTAAATCGAAGGTAATATCCCCTGAGTTAATAGTCGCAATAAGCTGAGTCCCGCTGGGCAAAACTACCGCACTCTCAGCTTCGTTAATAAACTGTACAGTTGCAGTAGCTGCCCGAAACCCCGTAGGAACGTATCCGTAGTTACGCGAAAGATTTAGAATAGATTGTCTCTGGGTGGCCGTGGCTAAAAAGCCTTCATTTGCTACACGGTCAATGTAGTAGCTAACAACATCGCCCATGTAGGCGAAGGCCTCCACCATAACCACGCCGAAGTCTGCACCACTATCCCCCGTCCAACCTGGGAGAACCGTCTTAATACGAGTAATAAGGTCGCTACGTAACGAGTAGAAGTCTCGTGAGGTATAATCAATCGTAACTGGAATTTGGTTTACTGGAGTTGCCATGCTATCTCCTCTTGGATTGGGCTTAGTCCGTCAATAGTTGCAATACCTATTTTGATTAGATACTCAGCAGAACTAGGGGTTGCGTAACTTATTTCTACGTTAATAGTGCGAGTTTCTTCTTGTAAAGAAACTTCTACAGAGCTTAGAGATAGTAAGGGAAGAAACTGCTGGAAAGAAGTCCGCACGTCTTCTTCTATCGTACTTAATAGAAGTTCTTCAGACTCATACATCTTGCTAGCTGCTTCACAGCCATACTTTGGGCGGTAAACTCTTTCCCCAACAGCAGTGCCAATCACAGACCTAGCGCGGTCTTGCCAAATCTTTCCTTGGTCAACAGTTGCGGAGATTGTTCCGAAAGAGTCCACCTTAAAAGGTAAAGAAATCGCAATCTCGCTAACGGGAATTAAAGACATTACCTACCACTCCAAAGACTTCCGAGTTGCGCAAACCCTTGCTCAGTTTCCGTTATTCTAGGAATCTTTTGAACAAGGGAAGTCCTACTTGGCTTGTTTCCAGATTGAGATAAGCCTCGCAGTATTTGCTCTTCTATGTTTATTGTACCGTCACGGTTAGGCTTAGACGCTCTAAAGGGGGTCCTTACATTAGAGCCAATACCGTCTGTTATAACTGTTGCCTCAAACTGATACTCGGCAGTTATCAAGAATATGTGTTTGCACTCTTTGACTAGCCAATACCCATCTGTGTCTGACCCCGTACCTTCAACATAAACAATATTGTATGGGGCAATGCGGGGGTCTCCTTGGCCGCTAATTTTAGCGGGAACTGTAAACCGAGCGGCCTCTGCTAGGTCTTTTGCAGCTTTTTTACTAAAGTTAGCCCCATGCACAACTTCCCTAGAATAGTCCTGGAATAATGCATTAGTAGGCTTGCTCCTAAGTTTCTGCCCTGTTTTTTTAGGACTCTCAGAGTTTGAGACAGACTTTCCAGTAAGAGGATTAACTCCTGAAGTTATTTTAACAGTGTTGGAGGGACCTCCATCTTCAATCAAATCTCCGTTTAAAATTCTAAAGCGGTCTAACGTTCTTTCTGCGGCTCCTGAGCCTGCAGGAGCTAACGGGGGAGTTAAGCTTAGTGTTGGAGCGTATGACATTCCTGAGTTTATTACCTTATCCATAGGGCGCATGTGTAGAGTAGTGCCCCGAACGTAGAGGCTGTACCCTATGCGGGCAGCTTGTTCTTGAAGCCACTGCCAATAAGTGTGTCCAGTCATTGTCAGTTGGTCAAACTTCCTAGAGCTATTTTCCCCTACAAAACTTAAGTTGAACTCTTTAGCTATTCTTCGGGCAACATCAGTAACGCTAACATTTTTAAACACCCTATTAGCACGAGCCTTTAAGACGTAAGAAGCACCAATGCAGTAAACCTTCATAGGGCGCTGACGTTCTGCCGCGCTTGTCTTACTCACGTTAGAAACGTACCCTATCCAAGTGCTGGTATTCCCTCCTTGAGTCCATGAAAAAAAGACTGGCGTGCCTGTTTTTAATACAGAGAGCCACAAGGCGCTGGATTGTGGATAGTCCAAGACAAGAATGTCATGTTCAAATTGTTTCTGAATTAGCTCAACCCTGCCAGGCTGGGCTGTCAAAGACGGAGCAGTTGGAAAACTTGATTTATAAGTTGTCCCTCTCCGATACTTAAAACTAGTCATCGTATGGCACCCGTATCAAAGAACCTACAGGAATGTTAATAGCATCAAGTATTTCTGGATTGTAGTCCATAATTCTCCACCAGAGACTGGAGCTGCCTAGAACTTCATAAGCGATGCTCTCCATCCTGTCACCTTCTCTCCAAGTAACATAAAAGAAGCTAGAAGTTTCATTAGGAAAAATTCGTCTAACAGTGATTAAGTTAGCGTCTCTTTTTGCATCGTATGCTCTGTACGCAAATCCTGATGCGTATCTACTATCTGAAAAAATCATCTTAACTCCTCATTACCCAAATGGCCGTGCATTTTTAAAGTCATCTAAGTTAAACCCAGCTTTACCCGAAGTGGCTCCCTGAACGCCAGGCAGAGTCCCATAAGCAGAATACCCGTTGTTCGTGGTAGCCGCTTTGTCAATGTCCCCATCTACTGGATAGAGCAGGGTGTTACCTGCATAGTCTGGAATACGTTGAACTGTTATAGTCACTTCAGAAAAAGTAGGGACCATACGCTCTGTAAACAACACATGGTTAATGTTAAGGTTTTCTATTCTACCGATGTACCTAAGAGACTTACCTAAATGTAGCTCTACAGGCAGCCCTGTTAAAAACCCGATGTCTGCAGTTTTTTTATCCCAAAAAGTATTGCGACCTAAACTACTGTCAATTGTAAATCCAACAATAGCTCTAAGCAGGAACTCTATGTCATACATGGTTCCTTTATTCCAAATGTCTCGTTGCTCTGCACGGTCTGGCTTACGGCCTGCAAAACTACCTGCCCCATACTTGGACTCAATGTAGCCAGTTTTGGGGTCAAAGTACTGCATGTCATGGAGTCTATTTATAACAAGGTTAAATGTCACTGTGGAATTTCCCAAGCCACCGCTAAGGTCATTAAATCCTTCTAGCCCACTAGTGTACATAGTTGGGTCTACGCCAGGCATAAACCCGTACGACATCCCCACAGTTGTAGGGTTGTAGTGGAATGAAAATCCATAGCGCACTTTATCGGCTAAAAAGTTGCCTGCTTTTTGTCCTGAGGCTGTATAGTCCTCGGTAGTGAATTGTTTAGTCAATGCCCAAGTAGAAATCATCCCCTTGTTGGCCAAACTACTTGACCAAAGTTGAGACGCCTCATCTACCGCAAAAGGAGCATTACTGCTGTACTTAGCTTGTATAGCTGTCCAAAAGTTCTTTTTGGCGAGGAACCCTCCCCCAAAGCTTTGAAAGTAAGCTTCTCTCGCTATGCCTGCGTTAGTTACTAAGCGCTTAAGTGTTGTAAGGGGGTTTTTGCTCAATCTTCTACTAGCTTGACTGAGCTCGCGCCTTTTTGCACTATTGGCCCTTGCGCTGTATGGGTTTGACATAAAGTTAATTCCTTGCCATGTTCGTTAAAAGAGTCTCGTCTTCTAGGCCTTGCTTGAGCATTCGTGCAAATCTACGAGCCTCATCATCTGTTCCTTTAGCGACGGTCAGATTAATAGTGACATTATTGACGGTATCTCCACCAGCGCCTTTATTTTGACCCTTACCGTTACGCTTACTGAGCATAGTTTTTGGCTCATTTAAGTAGTCGTTTTTATCTTCGCCAGTGTAACCATCACCACCTTGGCCCCCAGCTTTACCTTGGCTTGCTTGCCCTGCGCCTGTGTTGGCCATGCTGCCTGCCGACCAAGACTCCACACCTGCAGCAGCAGAAGAACTACCAGAGGCTTTATACCCTGTACTAGTCATCTCAAGAATGTTTGTAGAACCTGTAACAGGAAGTGCGGACTTATCTTGAGAAGAAGGGTCGTCTGCAACTCGCCCTGAACTATCCCCCATAGAAGAAGGTGAAGCTCCAGAAGCATTCTGGTTTGCATCTCCTCCGACTCCCATTCCCAGACTAGAAGCCACCCCACTTAGGTAGGGGATAGGGTCAATAGCAGTTCCCGTGCTTGCGTCAATTGAAAGTGCAAAGTGCAGGTGAACACCGCTACTTCTACCCGTTGTTCCTGCGGCCCCAATCGGCTTACCTGCTTGAATTCTTCCCTTAGTAACAAGCTTGCTGCTTAAGTGAGCGTAGTGAGTGTGCATGCCGTTGGCGTGCTTAATCTTTACAAAAGTTCCAAATTCTCCACCGTTATCTGTGGGGATAACTTCACCGTCTGCTGCTGCAAAGACTGTCTGGCCTAGTTTGGCAGCGTAGTCAACTCCCTTGTGCCCGTTTTTCCAAACTACATCTCCACCCTTACCAAGCTTTTGTCCAAACACCGCTGTAATAGTGGGGGGATTAATAGGATGTAATAGCTTAAATGCTTGAGGAGCTCCGCTTTGTGCAGAAGCATTAGACGTACCAGTGTCTCCACCAGTAGCTGCACCTATTCCTCCACCAATTAGTCCGCCAATACCAGCTCCAATAGCAGTTCCTGGCCCTGGCCCAAACAGGCTGCCAACCACGGCACCAATTCCCGCCCCAGTAGCAGCCCCCGACACAAACCCGCCAGTTTTAGACTGGCCACTGCCTTCTTCTGAATCTCCTGAAATTGCGTTTCCTACTAAATTACCTGCCATGGTTGCTACAAGACCTATACCAAATCCTTTTCCGCTAATTCCTCTACCTACAGTTTTGCTTTGGCCTGCTGTTTTAGAAGGAGCAGCAGTATATTTGCCCGTTTTTGGGTCTCTCCAGCGGCCCGCTTTATCTTGTACGGGGCCACCGCCGCCGAGACCCAAAGATGAAAGTAAACCAGGAGCGTACCTTCCTGCTAATGCTAAAGCCCCAATTCCTCCAACAGCCGTTGCTGCCCCGCCAAACATACTGCCTGCAGCCTGTCCCACAGGGTCCCCCATAAATAAGCCTGCTCCAGACTTGATTCCACCTAAAGCAGAAGCCGCATTTCCAGCAGCTTCAGTTAAAAACTGTAAAGCAGGAGTAGCAGCTTCAATACCTACAATGTATGCCCCTTCAGCACTTTGCATAGCGCTGTCTTTTGAAGTATTAAGTTTGTATCCAGGAAGGTCTGGGTTTGCATTACCTTCAGCTTTGGCTTTATCCATAAGCTTTTGCATTTCTTCTGGGTCAGAAAGGTCCATGTTATTGCCGCGGGACTTTTCAACAAAGAACTGTTCGTACATTGAACGTTGGTCAGCACTTAGGTTCATGGAGTCTAAGTTACGCCCTAGTGCACCACGACGTAGTGACGCTAGGGTTTGCTCTTCAGATGCTGCTCCTCTACCAGCGGTCATTCTAGAATAGACTTCATTCATAATTTGACCTTGAGTCTTCTCTTTACCCGTCGTAGGGTCAGAGGTGAAAATTCCAAAGTTGCGGAGCATACTAGAGGCTCCTTGACGGTTAGTCATTCCTTCAATAGCCGCAGCAGCACGAGTATTTTCCATACCAAGGTACTTGGCCGCGCCACCTACGCTTCGTACAGTCTCTTGGTAGGTACTGCCAAATTTAGCGCTAGCAAACATGTTGCTTTGAGTTAGGTAAGCTGCAACCATGGCGCTTGAACCTGGAGAGGTCATAGCGTCTCGTAGTGGTGCCATAGTTGCTTGTTGAAGGGCTTCGCGGCTCATGCCGCCACCTGCACGGATAGTAGCCCCATAAAAAGAACTGGCACGCTGCATAGTGGCACCGACATTGGGCATCATGTCAAAGCCACTGCCGATAGCCTGCCCCGTACCTTGGGCTATATTGCCCACCATGTTCATACGAGACATGGTTCTCATAGAGCCTGTGTTAGAGAAACTACCTAGTGCATTAGAAAGAAAGTTACTAGAAGTACCACCGCCACTGCCACGAGTCCCACTGGCCGCAGTAAGGCTTTGGATGAGGCGTTTGACTTGTGCTTCTAGTTTTCCCAGTTCACTTGGGATTGATGCTTTACTAGCCACTTTGTTTCCTCACCAACCTTCCATCTTCTTTTGATAGTTCAATCCAATTTCTACGTTCCCTAGGAGTCATCTCTTTCAAGTTATCAAGACTCCAGCCTGGAAACGCCTGTGACAAAAGGCTCCACTCTCGTAGCAGCCATTCGTAACTTATCTGACTACTGGCGAAATAGAGCACCGAGGTTAATCGGCGCTACCACCTGTCCGCTGCATTCGGGACATGCAGCCTTTACCTCTTCAAAAACTGGTCCAAATGACTTCTTAGTCAACTCATCTGCAATTTTGCGACGGTCAACTAATCCAATTTCTTGTACTTGAGCTCTACTAAAGACAGGAATTCCATTAATGTCTTTCACAGTCCCCTCCAGAAGAATTGTGGTCAATTCCGCTAGAGTTTTCTCCGAGTTCATAAGAAGCTCTTTTTGAACTTTTCCATTCGGTAATACCACGGTGTACTCGGCCTTCTTACCCCTGACAGTAAACTTCCTATCAGAAATTGGGTCTGAAAGCTTGATTACAGTGATGTCTTCATCTACATCTACAAGAATGGACTTGTAGTCCTCACACCCAGCACAGTACGCTGTTAGTTCAGCCTCTGTACCAAAAGTTGCTTTGTAGATTCCAAGAAGCAAAGCGTCACGGTCACCAGCAAACATCTGTTCTAAGATGTCTTCTGTTGCAGGCAACGAACCAATACTGACGGTTCCGCGAGATAGAATACCCGAAAGTATTTTTCCTACACTGTTTGCCTTAGCGATAGCTTCCTCATCTTTTCCATTTAACTCTCTGACCTCAGCTTCAGTGATGACCTCCCCGTCGGTTGTTACAAAACCGCCAGGGAGAGTCACCGCTGTGTCAGAAGGAGGAATCACAATAGCCACAGGCTTTTCTGGTTTAGCTTCAACAGAAGCTTGGTTAACTAATTGGTTTACTAATGCTGGATTTTCTGCTGCATTTACTGTATTTGACACGTTTTATACTCCTTGTATAACGAATTAGAAAGCTGGGGCGGAGGTCAGTAGACCTGCGTTACCCTTTGCGGTCCAGTTGACATCAAAGCCTTCGTGAACCAAAGTGATTGCCTCAACAAACAAAGCATTGTCACCTGCGTTTAGGTCTGAGTAAGCAACGCTAGTTGGCCACGCGTTATACACTTTAAAGCGCATTGCAACGTGGTCATCTGAAGCGCTACCAGTAGCTTGAGAAGATGTTCCAGCAGAACCTGGGATTGGGTGTGAAAGTACCCTAATCTGCAAGTCTGCACGGAAGCTCTTACCTTGGACGTTTTTAGCACCACCCTGAACCGTTGCGAATAGCTGACGCATCCACTCCCAGTTCTGGTTAGTCCCTAGAATAACGCCACGCTGTAGCGAAATAGGGGCAAACGTAGTCTGTCCAGGAATCTGGTGGACAGTCGTGTTGTAGCCACCCTCACGGTAAGGGATAGAGTCAGTAGTAACCGACAGTCCCGAAACAGAGGTGAATCCCATGGTGACTGTGTCTTTCCACTGTGCAGTGGTGTCATGAGGGATGAAGTCAACCAGAAACCTAAAGTTCCTGATTGGGTCGGTCGTTAGGTTAGACCTGTTATTAATTACTGTTGCCATTGTTTATCTTTCCTTCTTTACGCTGAAGTTATCTGAGACAAGTTGATGACCACAAACTCAGCTGGGTATTGGAGAGCAACACCTACCTCAATGTGGACTTCACCTAGGCCGATAGAGCTTTGTGGGTTATTTTCTGCGTCTACTTTTACGTAGAATGCGTCAGCCTCTGTGTCTCCACGAAGACCACCTTGGTTCTTGTACTCTCCTAGGAACACAGCAAGAGAACCACGAATACGAGACCAGAGGACCTCATCATTGTTCTCAAACAGTGCAAACTGAGTTAGGTCATTAAGCTGCTTCTTGATGAAAATCAAGCTGCGACGCATGTTGACGTATTTGTTTACAGTGCCGTCTTGCTGTAAAGTACGGGCACCCATTACTACAACTCCTACACCTGGAAGGTTACGGATTGCATTCACAGGGCTTGAGCCACTATTTAGGTTATCTAGCTCAGCACTAGTAAATGCGCTCTCTAGAGACAGTGCTCCAGAGATGGATGCACGGGTACCTGCTGGGGCCTTAAAGGGGCCATACTGCTTGTCGGTGGATAAGTACAGACCAGCTACAGCACCAGCTGGGCCGACCTTGCGGATGGACTGTGGGCTACGGCCTAGTGGGTCTGAGATGTATAGGTGTGGGTAGTAGACAGCTGCCTGACTAGAGTCAGTTAGAGTGCCTGCGTAAGTCAGCGCAGCGGATGCACTAATACCTGCGGCAGTCTCCACCAACACAAACCCGTTGTGGTCTTCTGCCCATGCAATGCAGCTGTTGTAAACAGAGGCTGCATCAGTGGCCCCAAGAGTTTCAACGATTCCTGAAACAAACAACACGAGAGGGCGGTCAGCACTGGACAATGTCTGAAGAGCACCTTCAAACTCGCTTGCAGTTGGGTCTGTTCCGTCTGAACCACCAATAAGAGGAATTACCGCTATGGACGGAGTTCCAGTAATATCAAGAACAGACCAACTTATGAACTCAGATTGCAAGTTAACTACGGTTTCAATAAAATCGCTTGAGTCGCGGTTGTTGAAAACCAAATTAGTATACCGCTCTAGAATAAGGTCGTTTGCAACGTTTGACCCAGTTCCTGGAACAGTCTCCTTGTAAACAGTCAAGTCGTAGTAATTAGGCTGAGTACTAGCAGTTAGTTGAACCCTAAGGTTGTTACCGTCTACACCGCGAGACTTGCTTCCTACCGAGGAGCTGTCTTCGATAATGTTGGTAGAAGGTATCGATACTGAAGCAAAGCTGGCATCATCTGCCAGAACTCGCCTTACGTAAAGCTCATTTCCACCGTTCTGGAAGAAGTGACCTACACCAAAGGTGGCTGGGTAAGCGTTGTTGTACCCGCCAAATCTCTTAGTAAATTCATACCAAGAGGTGACGAGAGTTACGTTTTCAGTTCCTTGTGGGAAAACACCAAGAACTGCACCTGCAGCCTCCGCAGTGCCTGACGAGGCAATTGGGGCGGGCAGTAGGCGCTCAGTTATGTAAACGCCTGGACGACCGTATGCGGTCATATTATCTCCTTAATAGATAGTTTAATTCAGGGGGTAACGTATGGTTCCGTAATAGTTTGCGAGCCAAGCGACGAATAGTAGGGGGAAGTAGCACGACCACCAGCTCTTTCAGCTGTTGGAGGGTCAAGATGAACACTTGTAACTTTGTAAAGCTGAGTGAACTCATCTACAGTAACTTCACTAGACACGCGAACAGTTACTGCGTTCATAAACAAACGCTTTCCTTGTTCTATCATGTCCCGCTTAGTCAGGTCCAGCACGTCTAACCGACGGACTGTGTTGTCGTCCACTTCAAGGACGCCAAATCTCATTGGTAACTTTGTAGCCATAAGCTGTGCCATAATCTGGCGGTCATGGCGTGGGTGTCGAGCATACGAAGTTATCTGGTAGTCAATGTTGACTGGGATAGGAAGGTCTGCCTCTAAGGCGGTGTTATTGGGCGTATCTTGCCCCTCAAATAGGTAAGGATAGCGCTCAGAGCTAGTTTTACCGCGCATTTCTCTAGAGGTGTCTCTTATGACATCAACCATGTCAATGGTTACGTAAGGATAGGACTGGCTTCTAATTTCTTGGTCAGGCATGCCAAACCAAACTCCGACGTCTCTGGGGACATCTTCGCCACTTGCTTTCTGGTCACTAACTTGCATCCCAATAAGCTTTTCTCTTAGAGCCTTATCTTCACTTAGTAAGAAAGTCAAATTAAGTCTCCTAGCTTCTCTTCTATACGGTCCATGTAGGTAGACATCAAAGACGCCTCAGAGTTTAAGAACTTACGAATAGAGGCACTAGGCCTAATTGATTCAGAGCCAAACTCTAAAAGCTGTGCTTCAGCTACGTTAGGACCCTCGTATTTGACCGTGAATGACGAGCCATTGCGCACGATTTGGACGCTGTTAGCAGCATCTGCTGGCCAACCTGAGCTTATTAAATAGCTTCTAAGGTTTTCTGTAATAACAAAGGCAGCCTCTTCGCCAGCCTTAGTGAGTTCATCAAAAAAGTTTGCCATTAGGCCTGCCCTTATAAGATTCTGGCTGGACGAACTCTCGATTACGGTAACCCGCGGCTAAGCCCATGATGTAAGACTGAGGCTGTTTTGGACGATACGTAGTACTTGCTTGGTAAACTCCACGAAGGAAGTTTTCCTGGTCAGCATCGTTAAAATCAGCAACTCGTTCCCACCAAGGCTTTTCTTGAGAAGTACGCATAGCAGAATCCTTTTCAGGCGCAGGTCTAGCCGTAAGGCTAGGTAAGCACCCGCACGGATGCTCACCCTACAAGGATAGGGAAAAACGCCTAATAAATAAGGCTAAATGTATCTAGTAAGGCTGTCATTATTTTGCCTACTCTTTAAAGAGTGGCAGTTGACACAAAGGGTCCTTAAATTAGAAATTTCATCATTATGGTGGTCTCCATCTATGTGGTCCACAGTTAGCTGGCAGTCATCTTCAATGGTAGCGGTGCACCGCATGTTTTCGCAGTAATCCTTTTTGTGAATTATGTATGGGCGCTCAGCTAGCGTCTTACCGACTTTAAACTGTCTATAGCAGCGGTAATGCTGCTTTTGATTAGGTTTTTGTTTGTAGGAAGTCTTTACACGAACATTATTGCCACAGACAGCGCAGTCTGCGAGCAGCTCATCTTCATTGATATTAGAAAGCGAATGTTTCATACCACTTAGTTTAGTGTTATAAAGCTGTTTTTTTGCCGCATCTACAGTTGTTGCACTTGCACTCTGGCATTACTTTGTGCTCCTTGCTTTTCCTCTAGAGTTTTTCATGCGGTCAGAAAGCTTCTGATTTCGCTTCATCTGCTCTTCTTTTTTATAAGAAGGCTTCTTGGGGTCTAGTCCCTCAACCTTGCGTGCTGGTCTTGCCATTACTTCTTACCTGCTCTTCTTTTGTTTTCCTTAGCGGTGTTGGCCCCATGTGCCAAAGGTCTTAAGTTACTTTTGCGGTCATCTGAGTGGTTATTGTTCTTGTGGTCTACGTCTACGTTTTTAGCCAGCTTGCGGCCAGCCTTAGTCTCATAGTCGTCACGAGCCTTATTCTTAGAAGTAGTCTCCCACCCGTCCTTAGTCTTAGTCTTAGTGACGTAGATTGGGCGGCCACCATTTTGTTTAGAGCCCTTGTACGGCCCAAACTTCTTCTTAGTACCTACTGGAATCTTTTCAGCCATTACTTAGCCTTCCTGTGTCCCGCTGTCTTTTTAGCAATCTTCTTAGGCTGAGCTACGAATTGCTCACCTTTTTTATTTCCCGCAGCTTTAGCTCTATTGGTAGACTTCTTTTCCGCAGAGCTAAGGCTTTCCCAAGCTTTTTCAGGAAGATAGCGCTTTTTACCCTTAGAGGGTTTGCCATCCGAGGTTTTCCATTTTTCATCGCCCCAGTTCTTAAGGGACTTTTGAGACTTAGCTAAGGCCATTAGTTCTTGTAACCCCCGCCAGCTTTCTTGTACTCAGAAGCTAAAAGCTGTGCCTTACGAGCCGACCATTCGCCTGGGTCTCCACCCTTACTGCCAGCTTTAATGCGATTAAAGATAGTCTTCCTAAGCCCAGGCTTAGTGTAGTTACCTGCTTCGTTTACTTTTGACTTAGCCTTAGGCTTAGCTTTTTCAGCCATTATTTCTTCTTCTTTGCGTCAAGTCGCTTGGACATAGCAGCTGCTTTTTTCTTAGCGTCAGCTTTAGAGGAGGCCCCCCATGCCTGAAGAGACAGCAGTAGGCGAGTAGGGTCGCCGTTTGGCTTCTTCTCAGGGCCAGGATTACCGCCCATGCGAGCTAAAAACGAAGCACGACGAGGGTTGTCACCAGATTTAACAGGGGCTTTTAGATTAGAACCAGGATTAGCTTTTTCATAAGACTTGCGGCCTTTTTCATTTAGACCACCCGACTTAGCTTTACCTTCTTTACGTTGCCATGCTTCGCTGGCCATTACTTCTTCTTTGCCTTCATGGTGCCACTCTTTTTCATCTGAGCACCTTTTATGACGTCACCGCGAGTAATCTTGCCTTTGTCACTAGACATAGCCGCGAGCTTCTTCTCTTTCGGAGACATAGCCTTGCCATCAGAGGAGGCCATCTTCTTACCATGTACCATTTGATTCTTCTTTCTTTTTAGGAAACTAGAGGATTACTAGCTTTTCTTTTTAGATGTAGTGCTGGAATAACGAATCTTTCCAGAAGGCTTACGGACAATGCCGCCCTTCTTGGACTTAACTTTGGCTCCACCAGACTGGTATTTAGAGCCAGTTAGTGAAGTCTCTACGCCTGAGCTACGGGTAGTAATGTCTGCTTTACCAGCTCTGGCCCCAACTCTTTTTGTTGTTACTTTTCTACGTTCTGCCATGACGGCTCCTAAGTGGTAGTTGTTCTAGAAAGTGGTGGTTTTACTTGTGACGCGTACCTAGTAAACTGTGGGTCGTTCACTAGTTCTTCAGAGTTAACTTCGTTGCACTCAACAGTGACTACGGCCCAACGAGTGCCGAATGCGCCCCTTGGGTTTACTCTTGTAGGGGTAAATATTTGACCACGGTATTCTATGCGGTCTTTAATGTAGCTATTTGGCTCGTTTCCCACCAACTCGGGTATCAGCCGTAGAGCGTCGCCAGAATTAATCACAAGACGCATAGTATCTGAGGTATAGAAACCACGGTCATTTACTACGCTGCCACCACGAGTAATGCTTGCCATAATGGCAGGCATCTTAAATGGAAGCATCCAGCGCTTGCCTTCACCAGGAATAGAGCTGGAAACATCATAGGTGTTGTCTACGATTCCATCAAAGTTGTCTTCTAAGAAGTACTCTTGCCACCTGAACCAGTTGACATTAACACCAACCATCCCGCCAATGTCTTCAGCTATGCCTTCGTACATTGACAAAGACTCGTAGTCTATGTCAAACCTGCCTTCGTGCTTATTACTTCTCATTACATCCTTATTTAGACTGGAGGATTATCTGCTGGGAATCCGTGCTGATGAATCTGATTCTGCTGGAACTGCCTTAAATTAACCGCAGCAGAATAGCAGTTATTAAACCTATTCATCCAGTCATTGCCTGGGACATCCTCAGTCACACTCTGGACTATAAACTCATATTGCTCAGCGAGAACTTCTTTGAAAAAGTCAAACGCCTTATTGAAGAATTCAGGGTCCTCATCAATGTAGTCCTGGAGAGGACCATACTCAAAAAAGAAGACTATCTCGTCTTCTGCTACCACAGCTGGTCCGTTGGTTGTGCTCATAAATTTGTATTCCATGTATTACCACTTTCCTATGGGGCAAGTTGCCTCGTGTATTTTTGTTTTAATACTCATAATGCACATGCACTCTTTGCATTGACGAGTTGGTTTAAAGAACTTTTCACATCCTTTACAGATGTCATACCGTTCTTTAGGGTCTGTAATTATGGTTACAGAGACTTTATTATCTTCCATTATTCCGCCCTAAAGTTGTCTACCGTGCTGCCCTGACGTTGAACTTGATTGCCGTTCTTAGCAATTCCTACCCCCCTAGTCCTTATAGAAGAACCAGAGTTATGGACTACTGAAGCTATTCTACTTCCACCTAAACCAGCAGCACTGTATAAAGCGACAGTAATGTTAGCCCCTGAAGTAGAGACCTCCATGCTACGAGGGTCTGAAGAAACGTCTTGAGTAAAAACCTGAGTGATAGTGCCACTTAGATTTCTAAAGATACGTATAACAGAAGGGTAAGAAGTACTAGCAGGATTAAATGTCGCACTCTGTGACTCTGAGAGCGTGCAAGTGGTTCCATTTCTAGTGCCTCCCTGAGGACAGTAGTATCCTCTTCCAGGATAAGAGCAGGTACTTCCATTCTGAGTGCTTCCGCTTGGGCAAGAGTATCCTGTTTGAGTCTGCCCCGTCTGAGTGGCAGGGTAAGAGCTGGTTGTCGTGCATGTACTTCCCGAACGAGTCCCTCCTTGCGGGCAGCTGTAGCTGGTGCTGGTGGTTTGAGTCGCAAAAAAGATGTCATCAGGGGGGCAATAAGTAGTAGTTCTAGTACACTCGTACACGACAGAGTTCGGCCCGCTGCCACTGAAAACGGGCCGACTAGAACCACCAGGGCAGCTTGAACTAGAGCTGTATGTCGTACTAGTACTAGTAGTACATGGTCTAGACCTTCTGCACCTGTTAGTAGAGCTGGGCCCCGAGCTACCAGAAGGACAAGAGTAGCTAGTTGATGTGCTTGAAGTGGCAGGATAGCTAGAAGAAGTTACACAGCTACTTCCACTTAGTGTGCCTCCGTTTGGACAAGAGTACGTGTAACTATATGTGGGGTTAGCACTGGTGGTGTAAGGGCCTTCATAGCTTGCTGGGTAGTTGGTTGTCCTATTGCAAGTTGTTCCATTGAGAGTAAACCCTGAAGGACAAGAATAAAAACTAGGGTTGTCCTGCTGCCTAGAACCTGGGATAGCAGCGTGCCAGTTATTGTTGTCTTGCACCCAGAAAGAAACACCAAGACCAGTGTTGCTAGGAGTATCTATAGTTACTTTATAGTCTGTACTAGCTTTATAGAGCTGTGTAAAGGCGATACCAGGACCTGCAGAGCCATCGTAAAAAGCTTGATTGTTTTGTATAGCCCAGTTACCTGAGAGCTCATTCCACTGGGAGAAGGTATTGCTGGCAGTACCTAGGTTAGCGTCATTGGCTCTATTGAAGTTGTCTACGATTTCAGCAGAGTGCCAAATCTTCCATACACCATCTACTTTTGTATATCCGAGCGCGACTGGCTGCCAGTTACCGTTTACTTTTACGTAAGGGGCAACTACTGGTCGCTGAGAACCATCAACTTTTAAATAACCTGGCACACCGACTCCAAAGCTTGTGTATCTAGTTTCCCTTAATTAGTCGCAAATTTCCTTGTAAACGCTCGTTATCTGGCTCTAAGGCGAGCGCTTTAAGCGTGTACTCAGTAGCAAGGTCTGGGTTTCCTAAGTTCCATGCCGCGATAGCACCGATGTCATAAGGGTGAGCCCCCCAAGCAAACTCTTCACATAAGTAATCAAGAGGTTTCTCTGTGAGGTTGTCCAACACAAACACTACTTGCTCTAGTGTGGCTTCCCAGTACTTGTTCTGGTAATATAAGAAGGCAAGCTCTAGACGTGCTTCTCTTCGCAGAGGGTCTTCAAGGATAGCTTTCTGCCACCACCCTAACTTCTCGTTAAATGTATTGCTGCACTTGGCCAAGTAGCGCATAGAGGCTGCTCGTTCTGGCTTCCAGCGGGCAGTAGGCAGCGCTAGGTGACGCTTAAACTCTTCGGAAGCTTCCGCTAGTTTGTTATTAAAGAACAGTTCACGAGCATAGTAAAAAGCATTGCGGTCATCATGGGGGTCTTCTTTAACAGACTGAGCTAACAAAGGGAAGTACTGAGACCTAGGCTTTGAGTTATCTGGGTGGTGGTGTATCTCTAACTTAATCCACTCTTGAACCTCAGCTAAGCGGTCACTAACGATTACTTCGTGTACTGGGTGCTTCCACCTGTAACCCTGGCGTCTGTGAATCTTATCGCCACCGTATACTAGCCCTGGCTTTTCTCCTACCCATGACCAGGTGTACTGGTATCTAGGGCGAGTAGTTTCAGGCCTAATACTCTCTAGCTCTTTGCGCCATCCTGGAACTAAAACTTCGTCCATGTCTAAAGCAACACAGATGTCTACATCTAGAGGGATAGCCGCGAGAGAAGCATTGCGTGCGTCATCAAAGCGCCAAGGCTTAATACCTATTGATACCACATTGATACCAAGTGCTTTAGCTTTTTCTATAGTCCCATCTTGGGACCCAGTATCCGCAATCAGTAAGTAGTCTGCTTCTTTAGCAGACTCAAACCATGGCTCTACAAACTGTTCTTCATTTAGTGCGACTGTGTATACTGCTATCTTCATGTAATGCTCCGTTATATTTTATAGCCTATTATTTATTGCGCTCTTCATCAGTTAGAGGCACACCGCTGCGGGTGTGCTGCCCTGGGCATCCCTGTCTAAAGCATGTAGGGGCTCCTGAAGTTCCATTTCGCTCTTTACGAATAGAGCCGCAGAACTTGCATTTGTCCCATTGCTCCTTAGGGAGCTGGCGATTAATTATCAATTTAGTTCCTTAACCCAGAGATGAATGTCTCCTACTTGACCTAGAGTAACGTTTCCTGCGGCAGATGAACGCCCAAAGATTCTGTAGGTAACTGTTGTTCCAGAAGCTAGGCCGTGAGTATCAATGACGCTAAGAGTAAGGGCCTGAGAAGGGTCTACATAGTTCTCATATACATCGACAGAGGTAGAGCCGTCAAACCTAACAATCTTTACGTAGGAGTTATTGTTACCTGTATTAATGGCGTACCCATTAAACGCAATCTCACATGCAGAAGAAGTCGTAGTAACTATTTGTGCTTCTAACGCAACAGCTCCTGAAGTAGTGAATTGAAGGTAAGCGCTACCCACAACAGTGTGAGTAGTTCCTGACTCATAAACATCGTACTCAGGTATTCCGTTATCCCAAGCGGTGTCGTAGTCAGTACCGCTGGCTTTTACGATAATTTGCCCAGCAGTTCCTCCAGTTGGGAACCCTGTTGGGCCAGTAGGTCCTAAAGGTCCTTCAGGTCCAGTCGGACCTAGGACTAGTGCTGTTTCTACAGTGTTCCATACAGCCCCTGTCCATACCCAAGTTCGGCTACCTGAAGTAAACTCCTCATCTAGTGCAGGAGAGTTAGGAAAATCTATAGCCATTTATGCCTCTACTCTTGTTTGTGTTGGGTTATCCGATGACATTGATAGTGCCTACCATTGCTGAGTGGTACTGGCATTGATAGTACAAAGTGCTGGGAGCGGCAGCGTCTATCGTAAACTGAATTCCGCCTACGTCGTCACCGTTGTTAGTAACTCCAGTGTTGTATACGTCTCCTGCAGAGTATCCCGCCCCAGTGGTCTGAATCCAAAATGGGTGACCAGAAGCGTTTACAGTAAAGAAGTAAGTGTTACC